CGAGGACCTATTTGCAGAGGCCATACAGTTTCCCTATGCCAGACACGATGACCAAGTAGACGCCATGGCAATGGCCATACACTACCTGAAAGAGTCTTGGCACCTGTCTCACCCTGATGACCCCTCCTACGAGGAAGACGAGTACAAACCTAAGAAGAGAACTTATTGGAATTGGAATTAAACAGTGGACATTAAATCTCTTGAAAAAATTGCAAAAGGAGTTCTTGGCCCTGCTTATAATCCGGTAAGGGCTTTAATTCCAGATGTAAGAGGAATTGTACCGGGACTTCAAGAAGCTGGAGTTACCTTGGAAGAAGCGGTAGAAAAAAAGGACATAGGTAGTGGACTAGAAGGACTTTTAAAAACAGCAACAGTTCCTGTGATGGCAGCTGCAGAATTTAATCCTGTAGCAAAGAAAGCATCTAAAGTTTTAAAACAAGCATCACCAAAAAAACAAAGAGACTATCCAGATACAAAACTAGCTGATAGGGTCCCTTTTAAGAACCAAATTCAATTTTTAGAAGACCACGGGTTTGGTCCAAGAATAGGTGGAAAAAAAGCTAATACTTTTGAAATAATAGATAATGAAAGAATAATAGTTTATAGTGATACAGGGCGTCCAACTTCTGGAGGAAAAGAAAAAGTATCACAAAAAACTTTTAAAAATCCTACTTTGAAACAAATGCGTGAATGGATGGGATATAAAGAGGGTGGAAGAGTAGAACGTAATCCTTATAAGAACTATGAATCAAAAGCAATATAGGGTATACTGATGACAATATCCAGAGCAAGCATTCCCAGAGAACTCAGAGGTGGTAAGAAAAGAATAAAAACCTCTACCATAGGGAAGGGAAAGAAGATAGTATCAAAGAATACAAGGCGAAGCCGCAAACCCGGTAAGCCAAGCAAGGAAAAGGTCTAGACCATGGCAGTTGAACGTAATCCGCTCTTGATGATGGAGCCAGAACTCCAGCAAGAAATGCCCACCTCTAACTTTGACGTAAGAGGAGAAACTCCCTCCATAGAGGCAGAGATGCTAGAGGAGAACATCGTCAACTTTATGCCCACAGAAGACGGGGGCGTAGAGGTAGAATTTGGAGAGATGGAAGAGATGATGATCTCTGGTCCCATGGGGTCTCACTTTGAAAACCTAGCAGAGTACCTAGAAGAAGATGACCTAGTAGACATAGGAAACACGGTCCTAGACTCCTACGAAAGTGACAAGGAGTCCAGAGAAGAGTGGGAACAAATCTTTGAGCGTGGCTTTGATCTCCTTGGTCTCAAGCTAGAAGAAACCACAGAACCCTTTGACGGTGCCTGCACAGCTGTCCACCCGCTCCTGATAGAGTCAGTGGTCAAGTTCCAGAGCAAAGCATCTCAGGAACTTTTCCCCTCCGGAGGACCTGTAAAGTCCCAGATCATAGGCTCCTCCACCATTGAGCGCGAGAAGCAAGCTCAACGTGTCAAGAACTTTATGAACTACCAGCTGACAGAACAGATGCCAGAATACTTTGAGGAGCAGGAGAGACTTCTCTTCCACCTCCCTGTGATGGGGTCTGCCTTTAAGAAAATCTACTATGACCAGCTACTGGAAAGACCAGTGTCAGAGCTAGTTCCCGTGGACCACTTCTATGTTTCCTATAATGCCAAGGACCTCAGAACAGCCAGCAGGTACACTCACCTTATCTTCCGTTCAGAGAATGACTTCAGGAAAGACGTTGTCTCTGGCATGTACCGTGACGTTGAACTCTCAAAGCCTTCTGCTCCTGATCTACCAGAGATGACCCAGAAGATGGACGAGATCATGGGCATCACCTCCGGGGGCATGGACCTAGAAGACCCCCAGTACGTTCTCCTGGAACAGCACTGCTACCTAGACCTTCCAGAACCCTATTCTGACCCAGACGGTATAGCTCACCCTTACATTGTAACCATAGAGGAGAAGAGCAAGAAGGTCCTCTGCATCAGAAGAAACTACAAAGAGGGTGATCCCAAGAAGGAGAAGAAACTTCACTTTATCCACTACAAGTATGTACCGGGGTTTGGTTTTTATGGTCTTGGTCTTATTCACTTCCTAGGCAACCTGACCATGACAGCCACCACTGCCATGCGTTCTCTGATAGACGCAGGACAGTTTGCCAACCTCCCCGGTGGTTTCAAGGCCAGAGGCGTCAGGCTGGTGGGCGACAATGAACCAATTGCCCCCGGTGAGTTCAAGGAGGTGGAGAGCACAGGCATTGACCTGAACAAGGCCATTGTAACTCTCCCCTATAAAGAACCTTCTCAGACCCTGATGGCCATGATGCAGTTTGTCATAGGAGCAGGACAGAAGTTTGCAGATTCCACAGAGCAGGTGCTTGCAGATTCCAAGAACTCTGGACCCGTGGGAACCACCATGGCCCTACTGGAAGCCTCTTCAAAGTTCTTCTCTGCCATTCACAAGCGTCTTCACAAGGCACAGAAAGACGAATTTGCAGTCTTGGCCCAGATAAACTATGACTATTTACCCCCTTCCTACCCCTACGAGGTGGTGGGAGGAGACCAAGAGGTGTTCAAACAGGACTTTGACGGGAGAATTGACATCATTCCTGTCTCTGACCCCAACATTCCCTCCTCTGCACACCGTATGGCACTGGGGCAACTGGCAATTCAGCTTGCCAGCCAGACTCCTCCCGGTACTTTTAACATGCCAGCCCTCTACAGAGAGGTGCTGACCGCTGCAAACTTCCCAAACCTAGACGAAATCCTCCCACCGGACCAAAAACCAGAGCCCAGAGACCCTCTGGCAGACATAATGGCAGCTACCAAGGGCCTCCCCATAGCTGCTTTCCCGGGTCAGAACCACGAAGCGCACATTCAGTTCAAAACTTCCTTCCTGAAGGACCCTGCCACCGGGGCAAACCCCATGATGAAGCAGATTGTACCCATAATCAACGCAAATATCCGAGATCACATGATTATGAAGTACCAAGAGCAGGTTCTGGGCATGGTAGAAGCCTCTGGAGTGGCCAGTGACCCCAAAACCACGGAGATGGTCATGGCACAGGCCGCAGAAGAGGTGGCAAACGCCAACGCTGCCATGGGCGTGGCCCAAAGTCCAGAACAACAGATGCTCCTACTGGAGAAAGAGCGGTTAGAGTTTGACAGAGAGAAGGCGCAGGCCGCAACTCTGAAAGATTCTGCAGAGATTGCCCTGAAACAGCGTGACATGAACCTCAGAGAGAAAGAGAACATGAACGATCTGGTTATGAACGTGGGCAAGATGGAAACAGAGGAACGCAGGGACAACCTGAAGGCTCTGGAGAGTGCCGCCAAGCTAGAACTGGAGCGTGACAAGGCAGAAGACAACAGTGAGATTAAGGCAGCGGACACTGCCATGAAGTCTCTGCTGGCCATGGCACAGAAAGGATAGAAGCGTGGTAGATTCACCGATAACTCAGAGACAACTAATAGGTAACCTGCCAAGTTACTTAGAAAGACGCCCCCTGACAAAGAAACAACAAGAGTTTGTTCAACAGGTAGAGGAAGAACAAGACCCCGGTGGTACTCTGCGTAGTAGGTTTCCTATGTCTATGCCTGCTCCTGCTCCTGCAGGACTAATGGCCACTCCCCAAGTACAAGAACCAAATGAGGAAAGCTCTATGATTGATGTAGATTCAATTAAAAGTTATCTAGGTAATCTTTTTTCTCCTTCTGCTGGCGCTCCCCCTGCCATTGAAGAGCCTGTTACTAGAACACAGGTTAGAGCTTCTCCTCATCCAGAACCAGAGCCAGACGGAGGTCCTCCAGCTGATGATTCTTTTGAAGAGCCTGTTACTAGAACACAGGTTAGAACTTCTCCTCATCCAGAACCAGAGGCAGACGGTGGTGTAGCAGCTGAACCTTCTTTTGACGATGCACTTATTCATACAATTAAGTACTACGAAGGAGCACCTATACTAAAGGCAAGAAAGCCTGTAAAGGGTGATCCTTATACCATTGGCTACGGAAGAACCAGAGACCTTGAAGGAAAACCTATAACTAAAGATACTCGAATCACAGAAGAACAAGCAGATCAAATGCTCAGAGAAGACCTAGACACTCGTCTAAAAGAGATTAAAAGGGCCTATCCTAACTTTGACACCTACTCTACAGACTTACAACTGCAAATAACCCAGTCTTACTACAGAGGCACTCTGACGCCAAAGGCAAGTCCAAAGACCAGAAAACTTATCAACAAAGGAAAGTTTAGGGAAGCTGCCAAAGAGCTTGTAAATAATAAAGAATATGAAAACGCTAAAAAACTTGGAAGATCAGGAATTGTTCCAAGAATGGACGATGTAGTCCTAGCACTAAATAATGAAGCTGACAAAATGGGAGATGACCCAGTTCAAGTGGCCAAGCGATCCACAGGTGGAAGAATGGCCAGTAACCCTAACCCCTACGAACCGAAAGCTATTTAGTATGCCCCTGACCCCCGGTAAAAGTAAGAAAGCTATCACAGCTAATATTAAAAAATTAAAAGGAGAAGGGTACTCACAGTCTCAGGCAGTGGCCATTGCCATGTCTACCTCTAAGCAGTCTAAGAAAAGACCTTCTAAAAAAAAGCGTAGGATGACCAGATCAAAGGTAGTATGATTAGCATATCATGGATATGTTTCAGGAGATTAAAGAAGCTTTTTCAGA